GAGAAAAGCAAGAAGGATCAATCCAATATATGTTTCGCCTGACGGTGGTGAGACGGTGTACGAACAATTACCAAATGGTGACAGGATCTTGGTAGAACAATCGCAGAAGGCCATGGACGAGGAACGGGCATACCAGGAGGCGGAAATGGTGGGAGCAGAGGCCATAGCACTGAGGAGGAAGTACCCCACCCTGCAAAAGGCCTGGGACAAATATCTTACCGTATGGCATTTAATCAACGGAAATGAGTGATATGTACAACTATTCCTATTTCATTTTTACCAGCAGTGTGCAGACGTCTGTGTGCGTTTAAAGGGGTGATTAAATAGCATTATGACCAAGTATGTTTCCATAATCGGCAACGGTGAGAGCCGTAGGGGATTTGACCTCTCACCATTGAAAATGTTTAGCACGGTAATAGGTTGTAATGCAATCTACAGAGACTACGTTACCGAATATCTGGTGTGTGCAGACAGGCATATGTGCCAGCAGGCCGTGAACGCGGTTGGTAAAGGTACCACTGTTTACACCAGGGACAACTGGGCGGACCAATTTGCACACTGGCCAAACGTTAAGAAATTTCCCAATCTACCTTACTCGGGAGAGAAGAGGCAGGACGAACCCTTCCATTGGGGAACCGGTCCATACGCAGGTGTGTTGGGTCTGACGTTCAAACCCAAGGCCATATTCATGTTGGGATTTGACCTGCACCCGTTGGAGAAGGACAAGATCAACAACATGTACACGGGTTCAGAGGGATACACCTACATCAAGAGACCGGTTGATCCGTCATACTGGATATACCAGTTCCACAAGTTGATGGGATACTCAGATCCAGATACAAGATGGATAGTGGTAAATCATGACCGTTGGGAGATGCCCAAGGAATGGAGCCAACACAGCAACGTGTATCAAGAGACCTATGACGGCATGGCCCGGTTCATCAACAAGCAGTTGGATAAGAAATGATAGATCAGGAAAAATACGAGGACATGCTGTGGATAGATTTAATCAACGATGCGGACGAGTTGAACAGAATCGCAGGGGAGGTATGGCACAAGAATCAAGACCAGGAACAGCACAGTTACACCGGGAAACTGGATTATAATTTGAAGGACATCTTAGATCTAGAGCCTGAAATAAAGAAAATGTTCAACAAACCGACAAATAAAATAAAAAAATACTTTGGACGGGCCATGCATGACGGAATGATAAACAACAACTTCATGGGAACCTGCGAGATATCACAGGAACATCCAGTACACAACTTACTACATAAGAAATTTAACATCAAAGACACACGGGTGCACCTACACGTCCAGCATCCTGGTAGCATTGTAGGAATGCACGTAGACAAGTATAGATCAGTCTTTGCAAAGGGTCATCATGATCTGACCAAATTGCGACTAAGGGATATCTATCGTGGGGTGGTATTTTTGCAGGATTGGGTAGTAGGACAAACTTTCATGACCGGTAGAGCAAACATTACAGACTGGCGAGCCGGTGACTCATACACGTGGCCATGGTACATGCAACACGGTTCTGCCAACGCAAGTGCAAAACCAAGGTACTTGCTATTATTCGTGGGTGTTGTTGTTTGACACAACGGTTGACAAAAAGCAAATAGCATATAAAATTGTTGTATGATCAAGCCTATGGTGGATCACCTCATGGTCCAGGAACAGTTGCGGGAACCTAACAAGGAATGGAAGCACATGGTTGCTGTAATTTGTCTCAATCAAACCTATAGGAAACACGTCAAAATAATCTTACCAAAACTTTTCGCAAGGTATCCTGATCCCGAAGCGTACCTACGAGGAAGTTTGAAGACACAACAGAATATGCTGAAACCTTTGGGCATGTGGAATGTGAGGCCAAAAAGGATCAGACGGATGACTGAAGAATATCTCAACTGGGATGGGTGGGACGTCAAAGATTTACACGGTATCGGAAAGTATGGATCAGACAGTTATGACATCTTCTTCATGGGCACAATACCATTCGATGTCAAGGACAAGGAGCTCAGGAAATATCTAAATGACAAATACGATAATATTTTCAAATTTGATGATTGACAAACGCCTAGTATAGTTTATAATAAGGTTATGTTTGATAAAATAAAAGATGGAGATCTAGTTACTCTTAAATTGGCTTCAGGAGAGGAAGTCATCGCAAAATATCTCAGCAGGACCGACACACGATACGTCAGTATCGAGAAGGCACTTGTGCTGATGAATGGTCCGCAGGGATTGGCATTTGGTACATTTTTCTCCACTGCTAAACAGGACGAACCGTTCAACATCGCTATTGACAAACTGATTTCGATAGCACACATCAATGACAAGATCGCTGAGGAGTACAACAGAGTGTTCAGCAAGATCGAGGTCCCCAAGAAACCCAGCATCATAACCTAATGGCACATTTCGACAAACACTCCACTAGCATCAAGGCACTGGTAGACGTGTCTGAGGCCATGCTGAACGCAATGGAAAAACACGGCATAGATCCTGAGACGGTGGCCAACAGGAACGAGTTCACGGTGATGATACATTTCTTGAAGAGCATCATTGACGGAGAATTAAATATACCAAACGAATTGACGGATCGCATCAGAGATGTTGCATTCCAGATGGACATGGATCAGAAGATTGACAAGAAGTTGAACTAATGATCGAGAGGACTCAAGACTTTCACCCCTCTATAAACACTCTGCAAGTCATCAACGCAAGGAGAAACGATGACTTACTACTCAACTAAAACATACGGACACAACATAGGACTATCTGCGGTGTTCAGACAACCCAACGCAGACCACTCACACTGCCACCTACTGCACGGATACAGCCTGGCATTCAAATTCACATTTGGTTGCAAGGAACTGGACGACAAGAACTGGGCGGTGGACTTCGGAGGACTAAAACCACTTAAGAAATGGCTGGAGAATAACTTTGATCATAAACTGGTGTTGGACGAAAACGATCCACATCTTGATAAGTTCAAAGAACTAGAAGAACTTGATCTTGCTGACATTAGGATATTTGATGGTGTAGGTGCTGAGAAGTTCGCCAAACATGCCTTTGATGCCGCCGATGACATAATCAGAGCGGCCACGAATAACAGGTGCTACGTTGTTGAATGCGAATGTATGGAACACGGAGCCAACAGTGCCATCTACAGGAAAGAATAACTTCATACATGATATGGTGAGGGTAGGCCTAACAGAAAAGGCCTACTACTTCCAGGTATATAACACGCCATTAGGGCACAGATGGCTAGAAGCACTCAAAGACAATTTGAGGCAAAAAAGAATACTCGAAAAAAATTTTTGTTTTTTGGGATTTGCAGATTCTAAGAGGGATTTGCACTATCTTGTACAAGAACTCAATAAAAATATAGAACAGATAAATTCCTTCAACTTCAAACCTGAATATAGACATATCCATCAATTCAGAACAGACGACTTCCAGTATAGTTCTAAACTGCCAATAGGAAAAGCAGTGAACGGCAACGAGATGGCAACTCCTGGTAAACGACTGAAGCACGAGGCATGTAACCTACTGCACAGATACTTCGAAGAACTGCAAGGAACCGCATGGCAACTATCTGACTATTACAAGCAGGCAGATCATAAAACAAAATATGCTATCAGACAACTTAATAATATCTGTCACGAAATAGAAAGTTGGGTCAATGCAGATCGTAAAAATGCTTTTGAACCAGAATGGATGAGGCCTTCACAGGTGACAACCTTTTTGAATGCCCCCAGATATGATTTACATGAGGAAGATTTTGAATTATTCAAAAATAATAGGTATGACAGGGATCTAGGTGGAGTGTACTTACACTGGTCGCAAGTCGGAAAGACATTGTTTGAAGTATTTAGGGACGAACATGCACCAAAAATGACCGAAGCACTATGTTCGGAAATAAACCATCAGAAATATTACTCAGGCGAGTTCGATGTGGAATGGGGACAAACTATTACGGAAAAAGATCACAACTTCAAAAAAAAAGAAATGGACGAATACAGATTATGGTTGAAAGACAATGGATATGATTGGGAAGATTCTAAACTGTCTTTAGGGTACATAAAAATAGGACAGATCGATATACAGAGAACATTTGGAACAGATGCCTCTATCCAAGACATACATCGAACAATGAGTAATAATTTAAATATCACAAGTATTAGAACAATCACAGGACCTACAGTCGAATGCGAATACCATTATACTCTCGACAGTGACTCCTGGAAACAAATGCAAATAGAAAGATTAAAGCAAGGTTATGAATCACGTAGTATGCGTTAAATGGGGCACAAAGTATGGACCGCACTATGCCAATGTCCTCAACAGCATGGTCAAAAAACATACCACGGTGCCTTACCAGTTCCACTGTTTAACAGATGACTCAACAAATTTAGATGCAGACATCGATGTGATCAAATTGCCCAATGATCCATGGATTAAGTCATGGTGGAGCAAACTGTGGATGTTCGCACCAGAGATGCCATTGAAAGGTAATATTTTGTTCTTTGATTTGGATGTGGTAATATTTGACAACATAGATGCATTGTTCACACACACGGGCAAGTTCAACATAATCAGAGACTTCAATAGATGCCGAGTAAAAGACTGGAAACTGAGTAACTCCAGTTGTATGCGGTGGGAGTCCGGCACAATGAACTATCTGTGGGACGAATTCAAAGACAGGTCCGCCCAGATAATGCAACAGAATCACGGAGACCAGGATTGGATAACCAAGAGGGCCAAGGATGACATCACGTGGTTCCCGGATGAATGGATCAGGTCATACAAGTGGGAGATGATAGGGCTCAAGGACACGAAGTTGTTGACCAAGGATGGCAAGAGGTATTTCAGGACGCCAGCGAAGATAGAACCAGGCAACAGGGTGGCAGTGTTCCATGGATCACCTAACCCCATGGAGTGTGCGGACCAGTTCGTGGAGGACAATTGGTGCTAGACAGAGCTAAGAAATTAGGTTGGCACGTGTTGGTCAATAAATCATTGACCTTTGAACAGTGCAGACAAAACATGAAGGGGTTCTACAGTAGGTCTCGTGCTGTAAACAATCACGAAATGCAGGAGCATGTGGAAAAGTTACCACGGATCAGTGAAATGATCTACAAGCATGATATAATCGCCGAGTTCCAAGACAACTTCAGGGATTGGCTGACTAACAATACCCTCAATTCCTGCAGGGGTTTAGAAAATTTTACACCCGACATCAGCCAAGGAGCCACACAGGCCTTTGACAGTTTCTACATCAGGCACAGGCATCGACGACTTAAACTCTTCGCGGGAGAGTACCTGTACCATTTGGTCGTGTTAAGAGACCTCAAGATCGACTGGGCCTTCATTAATGACCCTGACCAATTGGGTGCGGGGGACTGTCTAATCATAAGTGTGCCGTTCTGCGACACTGGAAACAAGGTTGCCAATCTAGAGGAGGTGCTAGGACTATGTGACAAACGAGGCGTTCCTGTGTTGTTGGATTGTGCCTATTACACAATTTCCAAAGGCATACACATAGATCTTAATCATGACTGCATAGACACAGTGGCCTTCAGCCTCAGCAAGACATTTCCAATCGCACACGCCAGGGTAGGAATGCGTTTTATTAGGCCAGAGATCTCCGATGGACAGAAACTGCACAGCAAGATTAACTATGACAATCGCTTGAGTGCTGGTGTGGGCCTGCATTTCATAAAAGAGTTTGCAAGTGATTATGTCTATCTCAAACATCAGAGGTTCTACGAAGAAGTGATCAAATTCTTGTCACTGACCCCAAGCCAAACTATCATATTCGCTGATGGTGACGACGAATGGAAACAGTACGGCAGACGTGACATACTTGGTGCGTATGGACTAGAGCAGGATGAGACGCTGTATAAAAACCGTGTCTGTGTCACCGAACTGCTAGAAAATGAAAATATCTCAAGGAGAATAATAAATGAATACAATAGGCCTTAAATTTAAAAATATACATAAAAGTGGTGTCAAACAACCGAGAATTTTCGTAGAGATAAATGGCACAAAGTTGCCGGAGGAAGAAGTCAAGACAGAAGTATCGCTGAATTTCAAAGCACAGCAAACAAACGTCCTCAAGATACACTTTGTCAATAAGCAAGGAAGGGATACCGTGACCAACACAATGGGTGAAATTGTTAGCGACATGAATTTTGAGTTGGACACTATTACCATAGACGGAATCGATATCAAGGACCTAAAGTGGCAGGGGAACTATCATACTGACAATGACAGCATCAAATCTTGCTTATTCTTTGGTCCCAAAGGATACTATGAATTGATTTTCTCAAGCCCTGTTCTCAAGTGGACCCTCGAACAAAACCATCTAAAGAATCAGGACGACCCAGAATGGGAGGAGGACTACAACTATTACATAGAAGCATGGAACAAATTGAATTCAAAATAGAAAAAGTCAGGAAAATAGCATGGGCTCTGAGCGTCGCCAGTGGTACAGGTTCACTGGATGTGCCCGGAGAGTACACTTGGGCCACACCCGGCAGTGTCAACAGGCGCAACATTAATTTCAATGACGTTCGTCAGAGATACAAGAGTATATTCAGCAGTGGGAACAGCATAAAGGACCCAGAAATGATTCAGTTCATACAGGGTCTAAATCTGAACAAGCATTTGTTGGACCCATGGATCGTGCAGACGTACGAAGAAGGGTGGATGGAATGGCTAGAAAGGACAAACAATCAAACCTATGTGTTGGATAATCTATCACTCTTTAAACATTCTTGCTACAGCCAAGGCACACAGGAATCGTTCCTCAACTTCTATATGATGAACAGTGGAAAAAGATTTAGAGTTTTCAAAGGGGAGTACTGGTGGCACATGGACATATGGACGAAACTGAATTACAACTGGGCTTACATAGAAGACGACGTTGTTCGACCCGGTGATGTGTGCATAGTGAGTTGTCCTTTCGCCCTGATGGGTAAGAAACACCCACTGCTAGACGAACTTGTCAAAGACTGTGACAGGCATGGCGTGGAGATACTTCTCGACTTCATTTACCTGCCAAACAGCATAAATCAGACAGTGAACATAGACTTATCTACTCCCTGTATAAATCAGATAACATTCAGTCTCAGCAAAACCTTTCCGGTGCAGTGTGCCAAGGTGGCCATAAGATTTAGTAAAAACAAGATAGACGACCCAATGCAGATGAGCAACGACGAAAACATTGGCAATCGTCTCGCGGCCGGGCTAGGTTTTGAAATAATGGGCGTACACGATCTAAACCACATGACAAAAAAATACGAACAACCTCAAAAAAGATGGTGCAATATGTTGGGTCTCCAGACAACCGATGTGGTCCATTTTGGATTGGGTCCCCCTTACGTGAACAAGAAAACAGTCGATGATAACTTTTGTTCCCCATTCAACATGCAGGATGGTAGATACAACCTCGGAATGCTGTATGAAAACGAGAAACTGTTGAAAAGTATTGGTTTGGATGAGTAAAAGTTTTGGTAAAATAGCAGTGAGAAGGGCCAAAGCCGGTCTGGAAGAGATACCCGAGGACTGTGGTTACGAAAAGAAGTTCCGCTTCAACATAGACATGAACTCCAACGGCATCATGGGCGACTGCATAGAGTGGTGCCAGGTCAACTGTGAGGGACGGTGGGGTTGGTGGTTCGAGAACAGGAACCTCTACAACGAGCAATGGCACAACTGGGAGCATCAGAACGCATACATGAGTTTCGAGAAGAAACTGGACGCAACCAGATTCTGGATGAGTGTGGGAATACAGAACAGTGGCAGGAGAGAAGCATAATTACTAGTATGAAACCATTTGAAATAACGGACAGTGCAAAGGCACAGATAGAGAGATTACTCGAGAAGAACACAGGCAAGTACGCCGTGAGCCTGGCAGTGCTGGGTGGAGGCTGTGCAGGATTCAAGTACGACTGGGGATTCGCTGACACCAAGGAAAGTGTCGCAGAAGGTGATCACATGGAAGACTGGGGTACGGGCAGGTTCGTTGTGGACGAGACCTCGTTGTTGTATGTCATGGGCACCAAGATCGACTGGGTGGAGGAGACCTTTGGATCACAGTTCGAGATATCCAATCCCAACAGTTCGAGCTCTTGTGGTTGCGGAGAATCATTTGGCATATAATGGATACCGCTTTCATAATAGGCAACGGTGAATCAAGAAATATTTTTCCAATAGATAACCTAAAAGGACACGGAACCATATATGGATGTAACGCCATATATCGAGACCATCCCATGCTGTGTGATCACATAGTGGCGGTTAATCCTCCCATGTACGAGGAACTGGCCCAGTGGCACAATGACGGCAAGGAATCTCCACACATACATGGTCCAGATGACATCAGCACGTGGAACTACATCTGCGAGGGCGATCACGAACACGACATACCCGAGGGCCTCAAGATTTACAGAGTGTGGCGTGGCGGTGATGTCAAGAAAGGTGGCAAGATCAAGACCAATGACTTCTCCAAGGCACGTGGTTCAGGTTGCAGTGCGGTGCTGATGGCCGCGGAGTCAGGCATCAAGAACATAGTGATAATGGCGTTCGACATAATGGGTGCCCAGCAGTGGGAGATGGACACGCCCAGCAGGATACAGAACAACATATACAAGAACAGTACAAACTATCCAGACAGGGCCAGCATGAAGGCATACCTCAAGTACGAATGGATGTATCAACTGAGACAGACGTTCAGGAAGTTCCCTAAAACAAACTTTTATTTCATCAACAGGAAAGAATACCTCGAAGGCAATCCGTTCCTGCGTTGGTACTTCGACCAACCCAACATCAAGTGTGGCATCTACGCCGACCTGCAGAGATGGATATCGGGATCGCGTGATGACATCCGATGGAAACAGTTATAGGGTCTTGGTACTACTGGCGTCCAACTGATAAACCCGACGCATCTTGACACCCACTGATTGAGCGAATTTCTTGGAATCACATTTACTACACACGTGTTTGTAGTCGTTTGACGCACGTTCAGGATCAACCTTGCTCTTGGGCCTCATGAATACCTCAGAACATGAATCACACTTGAAAACATAGATGAGTTTCTTCCTGTGATAGTTGTGCATGGTACCCAGTTTGCTCTCCCTCTTGTACAACTTCATCGTCTTTAGGGTTTCTATGAACATATTACTATTTAATAAATACGAATAACACATTATGGCAAGATTAACGATAGACACAGGAACAGCAGGAAATCCAGCGACGGGCGATACTTTACGTACCGCTATGACCAAGGTCAACAGCAATTTCGCTGAGTTGGCCGGTGACTTACAGATGTCGGGCAACACCCTATTGAGTGCTGACACAAACGGAAACATAATACTGGATCCAAACGGCACAGGACAGGTACAGATAGAAGCAGATAGGCTTGTGATCAAGACCACGAAAACGGCGACTGCCGTGGGAAACACGGGTGACGTGGCAGGTTCAATCAGTTGGGACGCAACAAATTTATATGTATGCACTGCGAACTATGATGGTTCAACAGTGATATGGAAAAAGATCACACTAGCGAGTATCTAACATGACCCAGGAAGTAATCAACATCGGTGCAATAGCAGATGATGGCACAGGCGATACCATCCGGGGTGCGGGCATCAAGATCAACAACAACTTCACGGAGTTGTACGCAGATCCGTTGGTCGCAACCACGCTGGGCTTCAATCAGAACGAGATTAGCTCAACCGAGTCCAACGCGGACATAGTTTTAAAACCCTCAGGGACAGGTAGCGTACTGTTTCCAGCGATACGTATCAACGACAACAACATCGAGGGCACAAGATCCAATGATGATTTGAAATTCATACCAAACGGGTCGGGACAGTTGGTCATAGACGGCATTGGATTTTCAGGCACATCGATCACGGCCAGTGACTCCACGGCGATAAACATCAATGAAAATTTAATAGTGGACGGTGATCTCACAACCACCGGAAACGTAGTGGTGTCCAGCACCATGGGTGCTCAGTCAGGATCCACGATCGGGAATCTAACACTGGCCAATGGATCCATAACGGACTCATCTGGTGACATCAGTTTCGGTGATGAGAACATCACCACAACAGGAACACTGGCAGTGGCCACAGGATCATCATTCGGGAACCTAACACTGGCCGATGGATCCATAACAGACTCATCTGGTGACATCAGTTTCGGTGATGAGAACATAACCACCACGGGGAATTTCAATGCAGGAGCATCAACATTACGT